ATATGGTTATCCTTCCTTCGCCATATAGAATTGTTGTGATTGGTTGATACTCGTCCGCGCCGATCTGTAGTGCCCGCTAGTGATCGAACTCTTTACGTGGTTCCTCAACTTTCACCTAACTAATCTTGTTTATTTAGTAATAAGTCCAATTTTTAGTTTAATGAGATATTTATGTTCATGGATACTGATGAACACCTCGCTCAATGTTATTTATTTATTTATAACTATGACTAATCTATATATAAAACTAAATAATAACTAAAGCAATAATAGTAATTTACACGGTACTAATAGTGGCCATTCAACTATAATGTTTCAAAAGTCGCTAAAAGATCTGCTATATCGTTTGTCGCAGCATTCAATAACATGTTGTTGGCAACACTTCCTGGATTGTTCCAATCAAAATTTACATTAGAAATCAATGGTGATGAAAATGAGTCTCCTAATGCATACATATTAGTGCCAACGTCATTTGGATACCCTTCCAGTGTTTGACACACCAATCTTAGGATGGAATTACCTGTTGCTACCCATGGTATCTCAAATCGATAAACACTCAATCTAGGTGTATTATGGTCCTGTTGGTAGGATCTGGTCGGTCTTGAAACCCAAGATCTGTTATAATATTGATCAGATGACGGTGCAAATATATTAACGATGTTGGTGATGTAATCTAATCCAAACAAACCATCTGATATATCGGCTGGGCAACCAATTATTGTGTTAAGTGGTGCACTTAAATCCCATCTTATGGGCTTATTGATAAAAGGATTCACAGCTATATCCATAAGCATCTTATTCCCTGGTATGACTGCTTGTTGTACGATATAATACATCAATCTGTTATAATATGATGCAGTTAAGGATGCTATGCCGGTTGCTGATATGGATACGACTCCATTCTGTAATCCAAACGTATTGGTCTCCCCCGTACCTGGTGTTAAAGAAATGGATGCTGGTAATTGTGGGGTATAAAACTCAACTTCGTAAGTCACATAAAGCTCTCCTAATGTTGTTGAAGTAGCTGGT